GATTGAAATATCTGTCATTTCAAATGAGTGACTTGCAGTACTTATATTAAAATCAGCAGTTGAACCATCAGCAACTCCATATAAAGTATGAGTTCCATTTGCGTAGTTAGCGTGGTCACTCCCACTAAACATTTGCCAATTTATTCTTGCAACATTATCAGTACTATTAGTTCCATCATCACTTGCATTAGCAATCGTAAAAGATAGTTTATACAGTTTCCCACTTGCTAAAATATTCTGACTTGATTTTCTTAGTGTTTGAGTTGGTGCATTAGAACCACTAAATGTAAAAACTAAACTACCATTTAAAACCTTTGCTTTAGTTTCTAAAATTATATTTGCATCAGTTAAACCATCTGCTAAATCAGTATCAAAAGATGGGTCACCTACTAACTCACTACCCAACTTCTTTTCACTATGGTCATATACTATTGATTGTGGACTTTCTGGGTTACTCTCAATCATAGGATACCAAGCTACGAGGCTATCTTGTACTGCACTTGGAGTGCTTTCTGGTTTTAAATACAACTCCTGTACTTGTGCTTCGGTAAGATGTGAATCAAAAATCTTCATATCAGACATATTGCCGTGCCATCTGGTATCAGCAGAGGGTGTTTCTCTATCTCCAATTCTTATTGATTGGTTATTTACTCCTGTATGTAAATTGTACGGAGTAGAACTACCAGAATACTCTTGCTTGCCATCTACATATAATTGAGATGATGTGTTATCCCAAGTCAATACTACATGATGCCATGCATTTAATTTTATTACTCCATCAGCAGTTTTTACATTGTAATCATTTGCACTTGAATTATTATAAAAAAATGCACCCAACATACCATCGTAATTAACAAAAAATGTAAAATAAACATTTCCTTTAGCAATAATAGTTGGATTTGCATTTGTATCAACATTAGCATCTGGTTGTCCAATTTTTTTAATCCATACAGAAATTGAATAATTACCACTGTGATTAAATAATGATGAATTTCCTAAAGTTAAGTAATCCACTATACCATCAAACACTAATCCTCTTCCACCATATACTTCGGCTCTTGAAGCCACATCTGCTGTAAGTAGTGGCGAGTTTGCTCTTTCGCTTTGTATCGTTGTAGCCATTATTTAAGCACTCCTGTGTTTGAGGTGACTCTTTTTAAAGATATATTATCAACATAAGCAGTTACACTATTTGTATTATTTGCAAACTTTAAAGCAGATGATGCTCCACCAGCTACTTCATTATAATATCTAACAACATTTACCCATTGATTTGTAGCTATAGTAATAGTTTCTACAAAACTACTACCAGCACCACCTCCTTGAAACGCAAATACATCAATATCCTCTGAAGAAGGTGAGTAGACCCAAAAATCAAGTTTATATAAAGCATTTTGAATAGATGTAAAAGTATTTGATGTTACCCCTTTAGCACCCCCACCAGTTCCTGTTGTAAATTTTAAAGATTGTGTTCCACTATATGCCTGTTCTGAAGAAGCTTCATTTACTGATACATCATTTCCTGTCCAAGAATCAGTAACGGATTTTGTAATTTCTTCACTACCTAATGTCTCCCCTGTAATTACATCTTGAGTAACACCATTTGCTGAACTATCAGCATCAAGGGGATAATACGCAACGATGTCGTTAGTGACTTCTTTGACTGAAATATTATCAAATTCATATACTTCTCCACCATTGTAACCTATTTCAAATGTGCTTCTATTTGAAGTTGCTGTAATATATGCAGTAGTGGTTTGTCCGCTTGTTATTGATGGGATTACTTGGTCTGCCGCACCTAAAAACACATTTGTTGTAGTCCCTGTAGCACCACTTATATGATAATAATCAAAAGAAACTTTATATGTTTTACCAGATGAAAATGATGCAGATATTCGAGCAACTGTATTTCCAGTTCCTGTTGAATTATCAATTCTTAATCTATTATTTGAAAAAGTTACATCACCCCTACTTGATATATAATTACTCCACCCTGTAATATTTGAATCAAATGTTCCATTTGTAATTAACTCACTACCCAATGTACTCTTAACATCTGCTGGTATCTTGGAATAAGAAGTGGATTCCATAAGAGATTGCATTTGTGCTTGGGTTAATGCACCTCGCCATATTCCTACTTGAGCTATATACCCATCATAAGATTCAGTAGCACCGCCACCTCTACCAATAAAACAATCTTCATCTAAAGTACTTGGCGTATAAGAATGCGATGCCGTATATACTTTTATTCCATTTTTATAAATATTAAGCGTATCTCCTTCTCTCGTTCCCGCAATATGTGTCCAAGTATTTAAATCAACAGTTGTCGAAGATTGAACAGTTTGCCAATTGCCACTGCCCCCTGTTCCCAAAGCTAAATTTCCACTCGGATTAAAACCAAGATGACCTTGACTTGAAGCTGCACTACCTAAATAAACAATACCATCCCATCCAGCATCATTACTTTTATTATTTGGATTTATCCAACAAGATATAGTAAAGTCACTTGCTCCTACATTAAAATCTAAACTACTGCCAAGATTTATATAATCTGAATTTGATTTAACAAACAAAGCACTTCCATTCCCAATCGCATCTGCTTGTGATTCAGTAATGTCTATTGCACGAGGTAAGACTGGTGCATTACCACCATATACTGATGTGGTAGTTATTGCTCCCTCGTTTCCAACAGATGAACCAATATTCATTCCTTGATTGCCCCCAGTAACTGGATATACTGCTATATGAGAAATTGTTCCAATAGCACTACCTCTTACTATGGGAGCAAGTCCAAGTGATGAATCTGTAAAAAAATACCCAGTAGTAGTTCCTGTGCCAATATTTGCAACACTACCTACTCCATCGTTCTCTCCAAGATAAAATGTGCCACTTACATCTGCTGTAACTGTAAAATAATATACAGTACTTGTGCTTAAAACTCCCGATGTATAAGCATAATTATCTCCACCATCTGGGAATGAAATATGATTATTTCCATCAGCACTACTACTACCATCATAACTCCAACCAGAAAAATTTGATGTATCTACTACTGCACTACCTAATGTTGAACTTACACTATCTAAAAAAACAGTTGAGCGAGGAGCAGTTCCACTTGTAACTGTTGTAGGAGCTTTGCTATCTAACGCCCACCAACTAACTAAACTTGTTTTTTCTACAGAGCCTAACTGACTGTAATTCTTGTTCATAACGGAGTTGATTTCTTCTGCTGACAAAGCTCGTGACCAAATACCTACATTAGAAAGAGATACAGATGAGTAATTACCATCATTACTTCTTCCAAACTCAAGTGGTAAAGAATTATCTACATTTAATGCATTTACTCCTGTTCCAACAGTTGTTCCAACTACACCATTAAGATAGATGTACATATTGTCCCCTTCTCGAACACCACATCCATGTTGCCAAGTATCTGCACTATATTCTGTATTATGAGAAACTGCAACTCTTGTACTGCCATTTGCTATTCCCCATCTTAAAACATCTGGTGTAGCATCTTCTATATAAAAATTAAATCCAGCATCAGTACCAGATAATGTAGATTTTTTTGCAAGAAAAGTTTTATCAAGAGTAGATGTTTTATACCAAAAAGATACGCTAAAATCTCCTGTTCCTAAATCAAGAGTGTTATTGTCACCTATAGATATATACTGACTACTACCAGCTACAAATGATGTAGAACCTTCTGATGGGAATGCAAGTGTGTCTGACCTTTTTGATTTGAAGTCGAGGTATAACTTGAGGTTATCCTTGACGTATGTTAAGAGGGATGCTCCCCCTTTAACTAAACTACTAGATATGCCTAGCATTTTATCCTAGATATGCTACAACTGAACCACTTGCTAAAGTAAATCCAGTCCAATTACCAAAAATTGTAATTCCTTGTGGAAATGTATTTGATGAATCTATTGCATCTCCGTTTCCACCTGCAGTTCCTATATATGAAGAACTTTCAGGGGTTAATGTTGTAAATGTAACATCTTCCAGAAATTGAATACCTATTATTTTTTTGCCTGTAATTGCAGTATTACCATCTTCAAATAGACATCCAGCTTGTCCTAAAGCTACATTATTTGATTCACTTACCGAGTATTTTCTTATATTTGCCATCTTGTTTCTCCTGTTCTATGACTTACCGAGCTTGACAATTCTCATGGTCATATTGGTTGCTATCTTACAGCGAAAGGACTAGAAGGAAACGACATTGAAATTTTTCTTATGTTACTTTCGTTGTCCCCTAACTTACTGTAAAATTCTTTCATGTAATATTCTTTTTTATCTAATTCGCCATTTCTATCTGCCTTCATAGCTTTTATATAATCAATCACTGCTAGAGAAAGCATTTTATTTAAATTTATATGAGATGTCTCATCAGGTGATGTTACTTCTTTTGGTATTTGAGTAATTACAATTCTTTCACCTGCTGTTTCTGCTGTAAATGTTCCAGTTGCTACAGTTAATGTACCAGTATTAGCAGTTCCATTTAATGTATAATCTCCATCATTATTTGCAGACCCTTGAACTCTTATTTTATCTCCATCTGAAAAATTAAATCCACTAGCTGAATCAGTAATTGTATCACTACCAACACCTCCATCTACAAATGCTATAGTAATTCCAGATACTTTAGATGTAGTTGTTTCTAATGATTCTGCAACAAATGGCTCATTTAATGCAGTATATTCTACTCGTAATCCATTTGCAATATCTTCATCTGGATACATTAATTCATGAGACCTTGTACTAAATACTCCAGATTGAGTTACTCTTTCAGTAGAAGAGCCTCCTAATAATTTATATAAAAGTATTTCTCTTCCCCTTAAAAAGTAATACCATTCTTTAGTTACATTTACACTCATTATGGGGCCGTATCTTCAATTAAATACTCAGGTTGATGTGTGAGTCTTCTAATTTTTTTATATTTATTATCACTTGTATCTTTAATACTTACATTATTTAATGAAATCATATCATTGGGCAATATATAAACATTATCATCACTATCAACAGATTTAATTATATCTTGCTTATTAGATTTAATTTTTTCTTTAGTAGAAGATTGAATTTGATGTATAGCATCTTTTATCCAAGCTATCGCTAAAGTAGTTTCTTTTATATTTGCTCTTTCCATTGCTTCCAAAATTGTCATTCTTAACCTCCATCATCTATTATAGCAGCTACTATACATCTTACAGAAGTGCTACTATTAACTGTTGCGGCTGTTCCAGCTGCTCTTGCTTGACCAGATATTATATGTATATCATCTACTACTACATTTACTCTACCCATCCAAGCTTCACCTGCTCCTATTTCTATATTATCAGTTGTGCTATGAGCAGCTGTTGTGTCATCTAAAGAAAAATAAACACTATTTGTTGTAGTTGTACTAGATGTATCACTTGTACCTGTGTTTTTTATAAATAAAAATCTTATTTTATCAGCATCGCAATCAACTGCTGTTCCATCTGTTGTTTCTACAGCAGCATCTATAGCTTCATTAGGCCCGTTAGTTTGGTCTCCACTCGCACCTACTAAATCAGTAGCGTTACTACTATCTGCAAATAGTTCTTCTGATGTAGCTGTTACAATAACATTAGGAGCATAAAACCATTTATCGTTTGCATCTGCAACTGTATATGTTAAAGGCCCTCCTAAAGCACCTTTTATATTGTGATGGATAACATCTTTTGCATCAGCATCACTTTCTGCATCTAATGTAACTATTGGTGTGAAACTTACTTGTCCTCTTGCTGTGTTTGCCATTATGAAACTTCTCCTATTAATATATCTACTTTAGCTAATGTTGAACTACTTGTTGAGACTAATTCTATAGTATTATCATCCTTATTTAATCCACGCATTGGCATTATTGTAAAATCCCCTACTCCTACAAGCCATACCCAAACTATTTCAGCATAACCTTGAAAACTTATTTTACAATCAGGAGTTCCTGAACCAGCTGCTTCTGTAATTGCTACCATCATCCAATCTATATTTAAATCTTTATTAAATATATCAGCACTACCAAGTTCTGCGTCACTTGTCGTTGTAGTATAATTTTTATATTCAAGAAAACTAGAATCACTACCCAATGTATATTCCATTGAGCCATAAATTGTTTTACCTATTTCTCCATGCACTATTGTAGAAGTTGCATCTCCAGATGCGTCTAATACTTCTATTGGAGTTGCTTGTGCTTGATATTTTATTTTAAATGAATCAGCCATTATCGCCTACTAGACATAGCTTGCATAGCCATTGATTTATTAATCATATTGCTATTTGATTCTATATATTGTTTTATTTCCATTAAATACCAATTATAATATTTATCTGATTGAGTTAAATAGTTTTGTGATTTTTGTATTTTAATTTGTTTTCCTTGAACTTCTTCAGAGATTTTATTTTGATAAGCATTTAACTCATTAGAATATAATTGAAGTTTTGATGAATATTCTTGTATATCTTTTTGAAAATTTTGTATTGCATTTTGCAAATTAACTTGTTGGTCTTTATTAAGATTTGCAGTTTTTGCTGATAAATCAGATTGTAATTGTTGAACTGCTTTTTGAGTATCTTTATTTAAATTTTGAATCTTTCTTTGTATATCTTCTTGATAAATTACATTATCTTTATTAAAACTATTTAATGCATCTTGAACTTTTGCACTAAAATCTCCTATTTGAGACTGTATTACTTGTACTCTTGATGAAGACATTTCACTATCTTCTTCTGTATTTATCCATGTATCAGCATCTGCAAAATCTGGATTACTCATTACAGGGGGTGTATAAGAAGGGGGTGAAGATGACAAAGATGCCATGTCAGATATTGCTAAAACAGGGCCTATCATATCTAAAACACTTGCATTTGTATATGTAAAACTTGGAGAGGATGGAGGGACAGGTGGATTTTGTATAGATATATCTGAAACATCTAACATTTTACTAGTTAAATACATAAATTCAGAAGAACATGCTTTATACACAACTGCGCTTCTTAAATCACTATCATCATCTAATTTACTATAATCTACATATAATACATAAATTTTATATGTTCCATCAGGGTCAGGCTTAACAATAACTCTATTTCCATCAGCTACAAAATACTTTGGAAAAATACTTGTAGCTTTTTTAAGACTTGAACTATTACCAATAAATCCTCTTTCTTCTGGTGATACTTCTTGAGCTACATAAGAATCTCTTCTAACAGATATAATATTATCCGTTCCAACAGGAAGAGTAACTTGTTGAGGGTCATCATCTCCACCATGAGTAGCAGGAACTGTTTCTATAGCTGCCCATCTTAGTATTTCTTTAGGGAGGCTAGATGCAACTGATTTTTGAGCAGATATAATTAATTGGTCATCAGCGTCGTTTAATGAAGTTATTCTTTCAATATCTGCTTCTATATTTGTTGTTGCCATAATATCTCACTTTATGTGGGGAGCCGAAACCCCCCACATTAGTTTATCATTATATCGTGCTATTACCTCACGAATTTCAGATTATGCTTGGTCAGACCAAACACCTTTTTGATTCTGTATTAACCAACCGTCACCAGACAATCCAACTAAATGAACAAAATCATGTTTTCTTTGAGTCGCTTTTGCTAAGATAATATCTTTATTATCTGTACCAGCAGCTCCTGCAATGTCAACTAACATTTTGTCACTTGCATTTGGAGAGATTGTTAATAAAGCACCAGCATCTTCAGCGTCACAGACTATAATAAAACTCGCTCCAACTACTACAGCAGGTAGAGTAAGTGTTTTTGCATCTGCGCTGATTTCAACATAAGCACCAACTTGAGTACTATGTGTTGCAACAGCTAGTGTGGTATCAGCAGCTAATCTAATCGGGTCTAATCCAGATAGACTTTGAACTAAGGATGAGTTATCATACTCATTTGAACCATATAATGGATTCTTCGGCATTTTATACTCCTATTTCCATACTGCGTGGGCTTCTGGCATTTGCCATTCCATCCCAGCTTCTGTTTGAATTAAATCAACCCTTCGGTCAACACCACTATTTTCAAGAGTTTGAACTCCAACATAAACTGCAGTATCACGGTTTAACCCATTACCTACAAGAGGTCTATACTTACAATGTTTCATGTTAACAGCTAACATCTTGACTTGAGTTCCGTCTAAGTGAATATTACGAGACACATTCATTACGCCATAAGGAGTATAAATCTGTGTAATATCTACACCAAAAACGCTTTTCTTATTACCTATGCTAAAGTCAGCACGACCAAGAGCAGTAGAACTGCCTCCAGAACCGTCTGCAATTTTTGAAACATTAGCAGAGAAGTAACCACTTAGTTTATGCAACCAATTATATACATCAGTTGAAACCATAAACATAGTAGCATTTGCATTATTGTAACGAGGGTCTAAGAATTGAGACATATCATCAAGAAAATCATCTTGAGTCTTAGTGCCTGAACCGCCCATTCCAGTACCAGTGAAAATATTACCATAACCAGTAATAAAATCAACAGCACCTTCAGTATATTGAACTCCGTCAACAGAACCTTGAGCTCCAAACAATAATGATTGCTCAATATCGAATTTATGCTCAATCAACTTTTCACGCCAAATTCTAGCAAACTCATTTGGTTCATACTTTAGAACGGTAGCACGAGTTGTGTTATCCATTGCCATTGCAGTTTTCCAAATTTGAGTTAAACCAAAACCGGTTGAGAAAGGTTGGTCTTTCCAAGTTGATGGATACCCAGAACCTTGAGCGTGAGCAGAACCTACAACATAACAACGCTTTGGTTCTAAGTCCGTAGCTATTGTTTTATTATAAGCTGTGCTTACAGGAGCAGTTGCACTTTCCCACATAAGGTCTTGTGCAGTTGCGATTCCTTTAACTATTTCACACTTTAAGATTTGATGAGTATTTGAAACTGGAGTAATTCCTTTAATTTTTGCAAGGATATATCCAGTTGGAGTTGTAAAAGCACTACCTTCATCTTCATCTCTGTAATTAATTTTAATTACTTGGTCTTCTAAGAAGAAAGCAGGTGCAGTATTTGCAGCTCCTACAGCAATTGCTCCAGTTGATTGACCAGATATGTTACCAATATTACCTGCGGACTCATAATCAGTCCCCATTTTAAAGTAATATACATCACCTTGGTCAAGCAATCCAGCATCTACTGTTGCATCACCTGTGTCAGCTACAGAAACTGTGGCTCCATGAGCAGTCACATATGCGTATCTCTTGTGATATGAGCCTCTTCGTTCAGTAAATTTGAACTCGGGGTCATCTGTTGGTTTTTTAGCGACTTTAGATACAAATCGGAAAAAAGGGTCTTGAGCTATGTTTAGTTCAGAAACTCTATCTCCGAAATTGTACTTTCGTCTAAGGTCACCAGTGTCTTTGCTAGTACCATCACTCCAACTTGCTACGTCAGAATAAGTACCTAAGCTAAATACATCAGCCATTTTATTTTCCTTTATTTAGAGTTAATGGCTTAAAGTATTTTTACATACCAAAAGCCTTTTCTAGTTCATGTTCAGAACCTAAAATGGCATCGAATACTGAATCATCTGGTGATGACTCTACTGGAGTTGACCCTGCCGTAGCAAGAGTAGCAGGATTATTTTGAACTTGTCTCATTTTGTCCTGTATTTCTTGTCTAGTATTATCGGCTATTTTTTCATCTCTGTTGTTTCTATTCATTAAATAATATATATCATCTAATTCAAGAGACTTACCTTTAGCGTAGTTAACAAAAGTTTCCCATTCGTCATCATTCATTTCATGTTTTTGACGAAAAGAACTTTCTTTTGTTAATCTTTGATTTTCAGCTTTTTGATTTTGCAAAGCACCATTCAATCTACGATTAACTATACCATCAATAGTAGCTCCTAGTACTTTAGCGGAATCAGAACTTGGTGATGAAAAAGCCTCATCAGAATCAAACTCAAAGTCTTCAGGCAACTGAAGTTTCTCTGCCATTGTTTGAGGTGTCTGACCACCACCCTCAAAATAATTTCTCACATGATTAATTAAATTAGGGTCTTCACGCATAGCGTCTAGAATCGGCATATAAGGCTCAATTTCTTTTAGTTTTCCATTAAGTCTTTTAGCTTCTCTACTTGAATCGCTATATCGTTTTTGCAAGACTTCGTTGTCATCTTGCGGCTGAACTTCACTAGGGCTCGATTGTGTGTTAACACTTTCTTCTTCCGAGGTTGATTGCGAAGGTTCGTCTAAAATTCCCGAGTTAACACTTTTGTCCAATGATTCAAAAAAATCTTCAGAGCTAAAAATATCTTCTACAGGTTGTTGTACGTTCTCACTTTCAGGGGCTATATCAGCGTTACCTACTTGTTGTTGACTCATACTAATCTCCATTTAGTTAAAAACAAATTTAATTTATTAATGATAAAAGATACAACTATTCTTTTGATGCTTTATCAGAATCTTTTAATGCGTTTGTTTCAGCAACTTTCATATTTGCTTTCATCTCTGTCCTTACCTTTTCAAACTCTGATTTTAACATGCCTCTTAATAGTTTTTGTTGGGCTTCAGTTTCTAATACATCTTTTCTGATTTCGTTAGATGCATCTCCAACTTTCATTTTTATACCAGCTTGTACTAATTGACGCTCTAATGTTTCAATAGTTCCATCTTTATCTTTTACAGCTTCTTCCATAGATTGTAATTGACTTTGTAATTGAGAAACCATTGCTTTTCTTTCAACAATTTGTTTCTTGCCTCTTATGTCAGTTTCTCCAATCATTGCTATATCATCAATAAGACCAGCTTGATACCATTTAAAATACTCTTCTAATAAAGCCCATCTATTTACAGGCATTGTAGCTCCTGATATTATTCTTATATCAAATCTTGCAGTTCCATAATCTTTAAATCTTCCTATGGATTCGCCATAGTCATTATAAATAGGAACATTAATTCTTTGTTCTTTTTCTTGGTCTTGTGGATTTTGACCAGCTTCTGGTTGAACAATTCTAAATACTTTTTCAACTGTATAATGTTTTTGTGACATATCTTTAAATACTCTTCCTAGATGTTCTAAACATGGTTCAACTACACTTCCCATCCACGCTTTTAATCTTCTAGTACCAAATTCATCATTTGCTAGTAATCCTCTATATGTTTCATTTTGTTCTTGAGCAAATCCCATCATAGCAGATGGTACGCCACTTATATATTCTGCGTCAGCTTTACCTTCTTGAACAACTGTATAAAAAGCGTTATTAATGGGAGCAGGTAAAACAGGAGTCGGAGGATTAAATCCTTGTCTATATTTTAGTAAAGCGCCAGGTGAAGAAGAATACTGTTCCCATTCATCTTCTGGAACTGAACCTTCTTCATATAACCACCTAAGATTTGAAGCTAGGTTTGCATTATGTAGCATTATCTGATGAGATTTATTTATTTCTTGTTGCTTTCCTATTAAAGGCACAACTGCACTCATTGGATATGGAGTTCCTGTGTACATATAAGAAATAGGTATAATAGGGTATTCACTTACATTTATAATTTTTTCATATAAAAATATATCATCTGACACACTACAAGTAAGAACAATTCTATTTTCATGAAATCTTACCGCATCTATTATTTTTGATTTAGATGAATTATTCTCAGAAAGAATTTTATAATCTTTTTCAGACATTACTTGTTGCTTAATAATTGTAGCTGCTTCTTGAGCTTGAGACATTAATTGCATACGTTGTTCTTCAATAGCTTGAGCAGACATTTTTCTTGCTCTTTCAATTTCAAGTCGAGCTCTATCGGGAATAATTTCTCCTGCCTCTAATGATTGTTGGATTTGAAGTTCTTTTTCTTGTAAAGATACTGAAATTTCTTGTTCAATTTCTTTCATTTGTTCCTTTACTTGCTCTTGAATATTTTCTAATTCAGCAGGTGAAGGAGTTACTTTTATATAAACATTATAATATGGAAATTTCTTCTTTGCATATGTTTCATAATATGGAAGTATGTCATCGTCTTCTGCATTTAAATTTACGCCCATAGTAACATCTTCTGGTTGCACACTATCTGAAAGAGGAACATCTCTATCTGAATATGAAACAACATCAGTGCCTTTAGCGGCTTTTTTAATTTTAGCAGCTTGGTCTGGTAACATATTTATTAAACTAGACCTAGATATATTCTTTCTTATTTGTATAAAAGTAGCATCTCTAAATAAAAAGTCTCTACTAGCAGGGTCTACATAAACATCATATGGGTCTATTCTATTAAATCTTACTTCTCCCATACCTCTATCTGCATCTTTGTCTACATCAATAAGAAAATAACCTATTCCTTTTGTCAAACTGTCAAGAACAATCTGACTATATAATGATTTACCATTTGATAAGTACCAACAATAATCTGCAATATCTGAAAAAACTTGAGCTACATCTACATCATCTCCAGTAGCTCCAACTGCTTTCCATCTTGGATTATTTGAAGTAACAAAGTATTTCATTATTTCTACAATAGGAGTTATCCTATTAATAGTAAAAGTAGGCATACCAGATGATTCTAATGAATCTTGCTCTTCTTTACTTAATTGTTCATTTAAATAAAAATCATATCCTTTTTGGCTTAACATTTGCCATCTTTGTCTATGATTACTATTAGCTTTTTCCCAAATCTGTTTATTTACTTGAGCTCTTGTTTTATTTGTTTTTCTTGCCATTATATTCTCTTCATAACATCAATTAAATTATCTTCAGTTTTTTGTTTTCTTAATTTTTGTTTAGGGCCTTGAAAATAAATTCTATCATAAAATTGAAAACCGGGTATTACTTTTTTAGAGCCTGCCCATTCATATTTATCTACATCCCACGGGTCATAGACTGCTAAGTATTTCCCCTTTTTATCTTCTCCGATACTTACTTGAAATCTTTCTAATCCTACAAAAGAATTTGCTAATGCAAAATCAGCGTTCCCTTTTTTAACATCACTTCTATATCCAATATTGTAAGATTTTCCTTTTTCCATTTTTTGTAATACTCCAGTTTTGTACATTGTTTTAAAAACTGAAGCCATTTGATTTTTATCTTTAAATGAATAAAACTTATCTTTTTTCTCAGCTCCCCTTGAAGGCCTGTATTCGCTTTTAACAATAGTATTAAACTTTTGAGGAAGGTCAGCAGCTAATTGAGTCATATCAATTCTTTCTGCAACTCTTATTGGAGGTATTCTACCAGATTCTAAATCTCCTTTTTTCCATGGCTTTATATCTCCTCTTTCTAGTGCAGGCCCATATATTCTTTCAGTCATGTCTTTTATTTGAGCATCTGATGTATCTCCTTTTCCTCCAATAAATCTACTTGCTACTTTTAAAGGATTTTGTTCGTAATCAAATTGATTTATAGAAGAAACAACTCTTTGTTTAAAAGAATCCCACAAATTAGACATTATTTTATCTCTACATGAACTAGGTCGTCAAAATTATTATCTGCTATTTCACCATCTGAATCCCAATCGCCGCCCCAACGGACATCCACACCTAATGAATGCCCTATTCCTCGAATTAATCCACCCATATAATGAAATCTTTCTCTATCATTCCAATCAATAGGATACGGAGCTAAGTCAAGAGCTTTACCAGCAACATGTTTACCAAACTTAGTTTTTGATTTACCTTGAGCAACTAATTCGTTTTGACGTTCTTGAGACCTTAATCCCTCTATAACTGTTACATCCATAAGCTTTATAAGCTCGTTTGCAACATTTACAAGTTTTGCGTCAACACCTTTTAATCGTTCTTTAGACCTTTTACCAAATCTAGGCATTATCCTCTTCCACCTCTACTTTTTCTATAATTAGTGCTTTTAGATATATTCATATCTTTTTTAGCTTGAGATGATGTTACTTGAGTTCTTTTAGGTTTATCTGATTTCTTTGCGCAACTATAAGACCTACCTTGCCAACTAAATGATTTAGCATCTCCACTACAAGCTGATTTAAATGCAGACCTAAAACTTTTAGCAGACTTTGATTTCTTCTCATATTTAACATAAGTACCACCTTTTGTCTTTACTGCTTTTTTAGCTTTAGAACCTACTCGACCTGCTTCTTCATCTTTTTTAATTCCAAGTTTTTTTCTTCTTAGCTTTTGTATAAAATCAATTCCTTTATATTTACCTAAGTGTTTCTTTTTTTTAGGTCTTCCTTTTTTAGAACCATAAGTTCCTTTTCCCGCTGGCATAATTAACTCCTTATTTTATTTTATGCAATAATCCAACTTTTTGCTTTTTTCTTTGGCTTGAACCAAGATTTTTTCTCCTTATCCTTTTTCATATTCGGCGGAAATGCGTGTACTTGCGAATAATAAAGAGACTCTATGGTATCATCATGAGCCATTTTCGGCCCAAAAGTAAGTATTTCGTTAATTAAATCAAACATATTTTTACGTAAATGTACATTACCTGTACTAAAACGGCCTGAAAGACCACTATATATGCGATTTCTTTTGTTAGAACCACCTGGTTTTTGTGGAATTACAGCTATATCGAAACGATTTATACGCCTTCTTTCATCATTTAAGGCTTGAAAAATACTTCTATTCATAGCAACGTCTTCAACAGTTGAGGATGTACAATTAAATTTTTGATGTAATTCTAGTATATAATCTACTACACCTTTTCTTCCTATAATATCTCCTGTTGAAGAATCTTTACTTCCTATAGTCGGGATACTTCTATGTCTTTCATATTCTAAAACATATAATTCATTATTAGCATCTATAGCAATCACCATTATTACACTAAAGTCAGACCACTTTGTATCAATATCAGTAGCAGGGTCACATCCTATAAATGTATTAACTGGAATATCTTCACCATTATTTACTATATAATTAACACCATCTTCATGTTTATAGTATCCATTCCAATATTTTATATGCCTTCTAGTCCATACTGCGTCTTCCTCACTAGTTACCTCCATCATATATTCTTGATAGAATTTTTGAGGCATGGCAGAATCAGCGTAAAATCTTTTCTTTTCTTCTAGTTTTTTCTTATTAAAGAATGATTCCCAAAGGGGAGTGTTTTCATCTATATAAGCTTTGTAGGTAATAACCTTCCAAGCAAATTCTTTATTTTCTTTTTCAGCTTTGGCATAATTTGTAAGCAAATTGTTAATAAAGCTATCATAGTGTACAGGAGTACCGTTGACACGAAGGCGACCAGTGTGAGGCTCAATAGCAGGATAGACAACAGCGGTAACAAGATTAGCGTTTTTATCCCTTGCTTCTTTTGTGATTGTGTTTGCTTCATGTTCAAAGTCATCGAGTACAATAAGGTCATATCTTTTGTGTAATTTGGCTCCGCCCCGTATCCCAGCGACATTACTCTTGGAAATGAGTTTACATCCATTAGATAGTTCAATATCTTCTTCTGTCCATTTCTTACCTTTTAAGTCTCCGAAATAATACTTAATTCTATCATTAAATTCCAAGTGATGTCTTATATAGTCCATATTTCCTACGCTTAATTTTTGAGTAGCTGATACCCAAGCATAAAAAAGGAAGTCATCTTTACAAAAAACAAAGTCTTTTAATATTGATGCTTTTGTAAGAACAGTTTTTCCATGACCTCTAGGTATAATAATAGCAGTTTGTTTTACTTCTTTATTATCTATAGCGTCTGCTACTTCATAATGAAAGAATGGAGTTTCACTTCTCAGGAAATCGTCAGGTAAAAATAATTTACCAAAAGCAATTAAATCTGAATATGCTAATTTTAAAGCTTCTTCAGCTTCACTTACATTCTGTGTATTTATATTTGCCATCTATATTAAATTTTATTTGATTGCAAGACTTAGAACCATTACCATCTTTATGATGTGTATGTTGATTAGGCCCTTTATTAGCTAAATGCCAATATGCAAGTCTAGGAATTAAAATGATTTCGATTTCTTTTTTTGTTTTTTCCATTCATTTCTCTTGTATTCTAAATATTTAGCGCCTTCATAAGGATTAAATATAGTAGTTATTAATCTATTATCATCATCTTCATAATAAGGGTCTATAATTGTAACAGGGGCATTGAAGATATTTTTATCATCTAATCCTAATTTATCTGCATAACTATCCATTATTTTAAATGAAGCTACTTGTAGAGCATGACTAATAAGTCCACTAGCTGCATCTTTTAATACTTGATAACCTGATACATGAGTATGCCCACAAGTAAGTATATGGTCTTTCCAACCCATTTGAGCTGCTTTTGCTACTCCATGAGCTGTATTCCACATACTATTTCCTTTAAACATATGTCGAGCATTAATACGAATTTCTTTTCCATTGGGAA